ACGCCTACAAGGTCAAATGCAGCAGCCAGTTCAAACTCGATTAGGTCGCGGTTTTCTGATGCTTTGCGGTCGATGTAATATATCTCACGCGGGAACTCTGCCGTAGGGTCTGGCGTGCCAAGCGGGTTAGTGCCGCCGGGGAAATTAACACCGTCGATGTAGCGTGCCAGCGTGCGAATGCGCGTCACCTTGGCGCCTTCTAGGCCATTTGGCAGCGTGAGGATAATGCCAGTGATCGTGCCGTAGATATTGCTTACGCGCAGCTTTGGCCGTGGCAATGAACCCGTGCCACTGTATTCAAACTCGGTCGCTTCAATGGGGAAGGCCAGATATGCTTGGCCATTCCAGATGATGTCGCCGTTACTGCCGGTTGCGTTCGTGCCAGCGTGGAAGTAGTATGTCTCATTAACGCCATGTTGCGCTGCATTTAGCTCAAGTTGAAACAGCTCAATGATTGCGCTAGGTGCAATCTTTTGTAGCTCGGCATTCAGTTGCAGGAAACCATCACCCTCGGCATAGCCAGTTAGCCAATAATCAGGCTCGACATACCAAGGGGAATATGCCATCAGTTAGCCCACGGCAAACCCATAGCTTTAGTTGGTGCGTGTTTCTCGTCAAGTTGCGCTTGCAGTGCAGCTTGGATTTCATCTACGTTTAGCTTGTCTTGCACCCAGCCGATGACAATCTCGGGGGTTAGGTCAGCGTAGGGAATGATGTCATCTGGGTCGGGCTGCTCTAGGCCGATGGAGCCGTATGCGCCAGCGGAGTAGGTGCCGTCGTTGGCATCTACGGTGTAGTGGGCGGTGTAAACGATGCCGTCAGCGGCGTGACGCTCAAGTTGAGCGATGTTCCAAACAGTGGTGGTGGTCATAGGGGTTACCAGGTAGAGATTGCTGACCGCTTCCATGTATTGGTAGCGGTGCAGATGTAGATGTAGTTGGCGTCCCAGCAGATTTCGCCGGTAGCGCCAGTGGCGGTTGCTGATGCTGGGGTGCGGGCAGTGCGCACGCGAACGGTGTCAGCGTTTACATCTAGCAGCGTGGTGGGACTACTCGTCCCAATCCCCACGCGGCCGGAGCTGTCGATGCGGGCGCGTTCTCCTGCTACGTCAGTAGCAAAAACAAGAACCGAACCACGCAGAGCTAACGGTTTCCACGAAGATCCTGGAATGATTGAAGCTATGTACCCGCCGTTCGTATCGTCGTAAGCAATGCCAACGGCTCCAGAAGTAGAGCTTGTTCCTCCAAAAGCAACCGTTTTATTATCCCAAGCGGCGCCAGGAGCGTAACTAGAAGCAAGCAAAACCTGAAGTGCAGCACCAGGGCTACTAGTCCCAACTCCTACACGACCACTAGCATCCACAAACAACCGGCCCGTGCCGGCTGTACTGACTGCTAGTTGGTCTGCACCAGGGCTGTAGATGCCTGTGTTAAGGTCGCCAGTGAATTTAATTGTTGGGCTTGCTGCGCTTCCTAGCGCGATGCCTGCTGTGTCTAGCTTATCGGTGTTGAGGTTGGTAAAGTTTGCATCCACTTCATTGTGAGTAAGTGGCGAGCCTTTGCCGGCGCGGGTGGTAATGCTAGTCATGGTTTAATCTTCATGTAAGTAGTGTACTGGTACTGCCATCAGGGTTCAAAGACTTGCTTGAACGTAGCACTAATCTTAAAGAAGCTATCCCCTAGTAAATCCTTGCTCCATTGATCACACCTCCATTTGTAACTGGTGGTGTCATCAGGCGGCGTCCAGTCAAAACTAGCCGCGTCTGCTGCGCGAGCATCAAGAAAATCTTCAATGGTGGCAGCATTAGCCGTGTTAACCATAAAAGTGAGCGACCATTCCTTAGGATTTTGATTGAGCCCGAAAGTCGTGCGTTGCTCATAACCATCGCCAAACTTAGTAGTTTTAATGGCAGGTTTACTGCTTTTAACAGCATTAACAACAGGAGCGATGGAGGGAAAAGTAGCCATTAGCGTGCCAGGATTCCGCCGGGTCGTTGTTGCTTGATTAGCTCCGACTGTACCGCAGCACTAATGACACGGCCAAGTTGGTTAGCGCCTTGGTCGTTGCCTTCTACACTACTGCCTTTGGCGTCTACGTTTACGACCACGTTAATATCGCCGGCGCCAGCGCCGCCGCTCGCTAGTACGCCTAGTTTGCCGTCAGGGCCACGTTGCAGTGGCATGATTGCCTCGGGGCCAGCCTCGCCCATCAGGCCGGTGCGCATGGCACCGCCGTCGGCGAATTTGAACATCGTCGGTGAGCCAACTACGCCACCGCGAGCGAAGGTGGCGATGCCATTGGCGAAGGTGGCTCCATTGGCGGCCGTGGAGAGGCCCCGCAGTGCGTTTGTATTGATAAAATCGCCGGAGACCACGCCACCGCCGCCTCCTCCGCCACCCGGAAGCACACCGAGGACGGCGTTGAGGATTGCCATTGTGATCATCTTGGCGATGATCTGGGCTGCCATGTCGAGGAACATGTCGGCCAGGCTGGTGAAGAAGTTTGCTAAGGCTTCTTTGGCGGTCATGCTGCCGCTAATGATGCCTTTGAAGGATGTGCTAAACGCGTCACCAATGCCGGCAGCAGCTTTGGTGATCATGTTGACTGGATCTGTTAGTGCTTCTAATTCTTTTTTAACTTGGTTAGCTTCTATCTGTAACCGGTCTCGGATTGTGCCTTTGTCCCCCAGAGCCGCGGCTTTGGCGTCTTCAGCCGATCTGCGCGCCGCGCCTTCGGCGGGTAAGCCGGCTAATTGTGCTTGCAGCGTTTTGATCAGGGCTAGGGCTGCATTTAAGTCTGCTTGTAGTTTTGCTTTGTCTCCCGGAGCAGCTGCGGCAACCTGTTTCTGGAGTTTATCGCGTAGAGCGAGCTCAGTTGTTAGCAGTTGGGTGAGCGTTTCCGTTTGCTTTGCTATGTCTTTAGCTATTTGCAGTTTATTCAGCTCAGCCTCAATGACCTCGGGTGCGTAACCTCGTACGGTGAGTTCGTTGCGGCGCTCAATTGCTTCAATGTCATCGTAGATCGCTTTAGTGCCTGCTTTAAGGGACTGTTCTAGTTCACTTGCTTGTTTAATCGCTAGCGTCGTAGCTTGAATAGCCTCTGCTTCCCGCAGCCTTGCTACGTACTCGGCTTGAGCTTTGGTTTGTCCTTCTATGATTTTCTTTGTTTCTTGCGCCGTTAGCTGTCCTGCTTTTTGGCGCTTGGTAACTTCGGCCATGATCTGCTCGAGCTCTTTAGCCGACCTGTTGATCTGTACGTTTGTTTGTACAGCTAAGGTTGAGCGCTCAGGGTTAAAGGCGTCCGCCGAGCTAGCCGCGATAGCGTCATAGGTTAGTTGCGCTTCATACAGGGAATCCTGGTAGCCCTCGATAGCAGCTTTAGGGAAAGCCGCTTTGGCGATGGCCTCGAATGCCGCCACGGTTTGGGCTTCGGTGAGGGCGGCTTGAAGGGCGCGGACGCGCTCCATGGCGGAGG